CTCAGCCATGCGGCCACGGCGGGGATTTTCGCCGGGTCGGGGAGCAGGCACTGCGCCGTCAGGAGCAGATCGTCGTACACCGCGTCCCCTTCCAGCGTGGTCAGGCTGCCGGAGCGGCCGGGGATATTGGTGAAGGTCTCACGTTCAGCGGGTATTGTCATCGGCGGCTGCTCCAGCACATGGACGCCGTATTCCGTGCATTTCACGCCGTTCCAGATAAACCAGTCTTTCACGCCATTCTCAGCCCCTTTCCGCGCTGCTGCCTTCGGGTCAGCGTCGCAATTTCTACCGCCAGGGAGCGAATATCCTGGTCGTCCCGTACCACCATCTGCTGTACCTGAATGGTGGAGGAGACATTGTTGTTATAGGTTCTGCGGTTGTCGCTGCTGCTTTGGACAATCGCGCCGGTTTGTGCTTCGCCCGTCAGGAAGCGGGAGGCGTTGCGGATGATCTTCGCCTGCTCCCTGCTTTCCTTCAGCACGCCTGCACCGAACCCGCGCATGGTCATGACGCCGACCTCGTCCCGGAACACCTGCGAAGGACTCTTGATCTTGAGCTCCTTCTTCGCAGCGTTCACGGCTTCACGAGCGGCGGAGCGCATGGCGGAGATCACGCCGGAGCGCCCGGCAAGGATGCCTGCCCGAAGCCCTGCCATAGCGTTGACGCCTGCAGAACGCAGGGTGTTTCCATTCAGACTGGCATGAACTGCCGAACGTACATTCGCGGCGACCGCGCGGCCTGTGTCGGACATGGGATATGCGCTCATTGCGCTGGCCAGCCCCTGTGCCGCAGTGCTTCCGGCGCCCTTCAGGCTTTCGCCCGTCAATGCGGTCTGCAATGCGGATTCGATGGCGGATGCAGCGGTCTGCGCGTCCGCAGAGAAGTCATAGCCGCTCATGCCTTCGCCAATGCCAGATGCGACATATTCACCGATAGGCTTTACTCGTTTGGAGGGGGACTCAATCTGCAGCGCCGTATTCAGCGCAGCCTCCAGATTGGAAGCCACCGTTTCCGCATCGCTGTCAAAGCCCGCTTCCGTCATGCCCTGGGCGATGCCCTCGCGAATATGCGCGCCGGTGCCGGTTACGTCCAGCCCGTTCAGGAATTCCACAATGGCCTGCAGGTTGCGCAGATCCTCTTCCGGCACACTTTCACCTTGCCGAATGGCGCTGACCAGCTCGGCAACGTAGGCTGACATTTCGGCCACGGTATTCGGGTTAAAATCCAGCTTCATACTCTGATCCAGCACACCCAGATCGGTGGACGCTCCGAACACGGAAGCCCAGAACTTATCCCACCAGCTGTAGTCCAGCGTCTCCTGATAGGATTGGATGCGTCCCAGCGCGCTGTCCACCATGTCCATGGTGGTAGTCGGGCGAATGCCTGCCCAGGCTTCCTGCCATGTGCCGCCCAGCTTGTAGACTTCATCCACTGCTGGTGAGAGGGCGTCAATGGCTTCCTTTGTGCCGGTGATTTCGGGCGTAATCAGGATGTGCAGCGTGCCGTCCTGATCCAAACTGGCCACGGTGCTTGCGTCAATGGTTCCGTCCGGCACCGCCTCAATGGGCACTTCCATGCCGTCCTTCCAGAACTTCACCTTGCCGTCCGCCATCAGGCGATCCAACTCGCCATCCGGCAGTTCGCCCAGACGCACAGGAAGCTCCAGCGTCAGGGCAGGATTGCTTTGAAGCTGACGATAGGCCAGATAATCATAGCCCGTGATGATAACCTGTGTTTTCGGCTTGGGTACGCTGACGCCTTCTGCTTCCCTGTATTCCGTGATGTAGGCTGTAAAGGACGGAAGCAGTTGGGATTTATCGCAGCCCGTTGCCTCAGCGTACCGGCTGACGATGGCTTCGATCTGATCCGGCGTAAGTGCAGAAAGATCGACGTTCTCCGCCTGCAGATATTTCGCCACCATCGCCGTTACGTCGTCCGGAGACAGCGCTGTGGTCAGCGCGCCGCCTGTCGTTTCCTCATAGGCCATGACGAAAGCGGTCAGTCCTTTAGGCGAAAGGCCGGAAATATCCACGCCTTGCTGTTCAGCATATTGAGCAACATAGGCAGTGATCTCATCCGGCTTCAGCAGTGATACATCCGCCCCGGAAGCCAGCTCCTTGTAGCCAGTTACCAGACACTCCGCAATTTCCGGCGTCAGTCCGCTCACGTCTGCGCCGCCTGTGACCTCGGCGTACTTTTCAACGTAGGCAATCAGTCCCTTCGGCGTGAGGGATGCAGTGCTTGCGCCTTCCGGCGCCTCCGTATAAGAGGAAATGAACGCATTCACCTTGACCTGCTGATTCTCTGCGGACAGCCCGGTGATGATGGCTTCGGTAGTGATTGCGCCGGGGTTGGCTGCAAACTCATCCCATCTCGCCTGTGCGCCGGTCATATCGAGGTCGGTGGCGATCTTGAGAACCTCTTCGGGCAGCGCTTCGCCGAACATGCTGTAGAGGCCCGGCAGATCGGTCTTGATGAGATCCAGATAGCTGACGATTCCTGCGAACTGATCCAACTGCGCCGAAAAGTCAATCTCCGGGAAAAGTGCCTGCACCTCGGCTTCGCTCATTCCGCTGTCCAACAGGGACTGGATTTGCGTCATCAATGACAGATATTCCGTCAGCGCACCCTCATCCATGCTGGCCGACAGCGCCTGCAGATCCGCCAGCAGCGCGGGCTTCTCGCTCTCACCGGCCATGCTGTATTCGCGCAGCTTTGTGAACAGCTCGTCCACCTGCTGACTGGCCTGCTGGATTTCCGGCTGGTTCCACACAGGTATGACGATGGAAGAGAGCGTTTCGGCGTATTCCTGCGCGGCGGCACGGCGTTCCTCGTTGTAGCGGGCGTTGAGAGCATCCAGCGCAGCCTGTTTTCCCGTAGAATCCTCGATCAACTGAATGAGCGCATATTCTTTATCATAGCGCTCATCAATCTGCTGATTGATGGCAGCCATGCCCTCAGCGGCAGCTTTCACGGCGTTTTCATACACAGTCACGTCCGCGTCCGTTTTTCCGCGCGCCTGCGCACGGGCGACTTCCGCTTCCACCTTCTGCGCAATGGTGGAGAACCCTTCCGTCTCTTCCGGCGTCAGGCGGTATTTCACCTCAATGGCCTCGCGGGTATCGATGAGTTCCTGCAGCCGAATTTTATCCTTCTCGGAGAAGTATCCGTTCTGCCGTTTCTTCAGCAGTCGGCTGATCTCCGCGTCCATCTGATCCAGCGTCTTGATGTCCGCTGCAATCCCCTGAGATACGCTGGTATAGCCGCTCTTGTCGGCAGTATCCTTCAGCGCCGTTAGTTCATCCCTCGTAGACGCAGTGAGCGTCTTGAACGAATCCGTCCAGTGGGCAACGATCTCGTTGCTCTCTTTTTCTCCGTCCGACCACACCGCCAGCAATCCGTCCAGCCACTTCTGTGCGGACTGCCGGTCGCGGACAAAGTCGCTTTTCGACATGCCGAAGAAGGAAAGTCCCGCACTGCTGTTGTAGAAGGTTTCCGCAGCAGTATCCTTCCACTGCTTCGCCGTTTCCTCCATGCCTTTCAACGCTTCCCGCGCCTGCTTCGCGCCGGAAACATAGTCCGCCAGCGCAATGGTTCCTGCGACCACTGCGGCGGCGACGGCGAACCATACGGCGGGGGATTTACCCAGGACGGAAAGAAAGCCCTTCCAGCCGCCGCCTGCTTTGCCAACCTCTATGGCGAATTTACCAAAGGACGCGGATACCGTGCCCACGCCCTTCGTGATCTTTCCCAGCACCAGCAGTACGGGACCGGCTGCGGCAGCATAAGCCGCGAACTGAATAATCTGCTTTCGCTGGGACTCGTCCATGGACAGGAACTTCTGCAAAAGCTCCTCCGCGCCGTCGATCAGGCTGCGAATGGTGGGATTCAGGTCGTCGCCGATCTGCTGACCAAACAGGAGAGCTGTATTTTTCAGGTTCTTCAACTTGCTCTCCGTAGTGGCGTAACGCTTGTTGGCTTCTTCGGACAGAGCAGTATTTTTCTTCCATGCGGAGGTAGCCATGCTTTGCGCTCGGGTAAAGAGGTCGGTGGCGTTCACGGCGCGGAGCATGGTGTCGCGCAGACGCACTTCTTTAATGCCGATCTCGTCCAGCACGGCGATGGCGCTTTCGCCTTCCTCGTCCAGTTTGGACAGTCCCACGATAAAGGCTTCAAACGCGGCGGCGGGATCGCTGTCCCACAGCGTCTTAAACTGCTGCGCCGTCATCCCCGCGACCCTGCCGAAATCCTCCAGCGCATCGCCGCCGGTTGCGGAGGCGACCTCCATTTTGATTAAGGCTTTGGAAAAAGCAGAGCCGCCCATCTGCGCCTCAATACCTACTGAGGACAGCGCAGCGGCGAAGCCCAGCACCTGCGCTTCCGTCAGCCCCACCTGCTTGCCCGCGCCGGCCATGCGATGCGCCATCTCCATGATAGGCTTTTCTGTGGTGGCGAAATTATTGCCCAGATCAACCAGCGTGGAGCCGATATTGGAAAACTGGCTCTGGCTGGTGCCCATGATATTGGCAAATTGCGCGATGGTCGTCGCCGCGTCGCCTGCGTTCAGGTCTTCGCAGGAATTGCCAAGATCGATCATGACGCGGGTGAAGTCGAAAAGATGCTTCGTAGCTACCCCCAGCTGTCCGCCGCTGGCCATGACTTCGTTGATTTCGTCTGTGCCCGCGGCGACCTCTGTAGACATTTTCTTCGATGTGGCCGCCAACTGTTCGAACTCCGCCTCCGTCGCGTCCACAGTCTTTCGGACAGAGGTAAAAGACGATTCAAAATCAATGGAGGATTTGATCGCCGCCGTGCCCAGCGCCACAATGGGCGTGGTCAGCGTCGTGGAGAGCAGCTTTCCGGCTTTGTTCAGATTTTTGCTGACGTTATCGCAGGCTTTCCCGAAGGATTCCATGCTCTTCCCGGCCTTCGTCCATTCGGACTGTGCGGTTTTCAGCTCTTTATTGCAATTCGCAATGTCAGCCTTCGTCTGCTTTACTGCGGCGCGAGCATTGTTGAGCGCGGTTTCCGCATCCTGCATCGCGTCGGTGGCCTGACGGATCTTGTCCGGGTCGCTGACCTGCTGGGCGGCCTGCAGCTGTTCTTTCGCCGCGGCCAGCGCCTTTTCATATTCGGCGACCGCCTTCTGCTGCAGTCCCAGTTTTTCCCGAAGCAGCGTCAGCTTCGCGGTCAGCCCGGCAGCGGATTGATCGAAATTCTTCACGCCTGCCGCAGCCAGACGATAGCTGCTCTCGGCGGTTTTCATCTGTTTGCCGATGGAAGCGATGCTGCGCTGGCTGGTCTGAATCGCTTCTCCGGCAGACGCCCAGCTGGTGCGCGAAAGGGCGAGCTGACGGTTGCACTGGTCGATTTCTGCAGCGGTTTCTTTGACCGCGCCCTTCGCGCCGTTCAGCTTGGTCTGCGCCGCGGAGAATGCGTCCGCCGCGTTCTGCGTAGACTTTTTCAGCGCAACGTTCTGACCCTCCAGCTTTTTGACTTCCTGAACCGCAGCACGATATTCGCTCTTATAAGCATCCAGATTTGCTTTCGCGGCAATGGTCGCAGAATCCGTTTCGCCCAGCGTATTTTTATAGTGCTTATACGCCTGTGCGGCGCTGGCTATTTCTGTTTTCAGCTGCTGCTGTTTGTCCTTCGCGTCGGCCAGCCGCTGTGCATAATCGTTCTGCCGGGCATAACACTCCTGCAGCTTATCGCTGGCCTGCTGAAGCGCGCGCTCGTACTGGCCGACCGCATCCTGCTGTAGCTGAAAGGTGCGCTGTAGGGTAGAAAGCTTCGAAGACAGACCCGCCGTGGTCGTCTCGAAATTCTCCACCCCAGCAGAGGCCAGCCGGAGCGCCGATTCCGCTTCCTGGATCTGCTTGTTGATGGATTTGATATTGCGTGTGAAATTATCGCTGTTCAGCGACAGCGATACCACAAGATCGCGGAGTGTCTCGCTCATGCCGGCTCACCTCCCGTAGATAAAAGAGTGCGAAAGTGTATTATGTATTGCGTTTTGCAATACACTATGGTATAATTCAATTGAAAGGGGTGATTGTATGGCTAAGAGTTCCAATGTAATAGCTCGCGTTGAGCCGGAAATTAAAGAGCAGGCCGAGAGCATCCTGTCGCAGCTCGGTCTTCCTGTCTCTGTTCTGATCAATTCTCTGTACAGACAGATCATCATGCGGGGCGGAGTGCCGTTTTCCATGACGGTGCCTTCTCATGCCATTTCCCGCGACACCATGAGCGATGCGGACTTTAACGCGATGATGAGCGTCGGCCTGCAGCAGGCGAAAGCAAATGAATCCATTTCTCTGAATGACGCAATGAACGACCTGCTTCAAGGAATCTGATGCATGGAGTACGAAGTTAGAATTACGCTTCAGGCGCAGGCGCATCTGCGTGAGATCAGAGATTATATCGCCCAGAAGCTACTGGCGCCTGAAGCCGCAAAAAATACCGTTCAGCGATTGGGTACAGTGATGGCTTCTCTTTCCCAGATGCCGAATCGCGTTCCGTTGATAGAGGCAGAACCGTGGCATTCAGAGGGCGTTCGGGTCAGAGCTGTCAGGAACTTTCTTATATACTTCTGGGTGAATGAAGCGGAAAAGACGGTTCAGATCATCGCCGTTATCTACGCAAAGCGCGATCAGGCAAGCGTTCTTTCACAGCTTGATCTGCAATAATCACATCGTAGAAGGACTCAGGTTCGACCACACCTCGTCAATGTATCGTTGGCGGGGTTCTTTCTTTTTCTGCTCCTGTCGGGCGTTCCACGCCCGGATCTTCAGGAAGCCAGGCATGTCCATGCGGTCGATCTCGTCCATGCGCCAACCGGATTCCAAGAGCGAGTTGTAGGTGGAATAGATAAATTCAGGCAGCGTCAGAACAGCGGAATCTCTTCCGCTTCCGTTGTTTTCAGCGGACTCGCCGGTTCCTTCGCCGCCTTCGTAGGGAACTGACTGAGAATTTCGGTGGTCTGTGTCTGCACGGCCATGAGCGCCAGCGCAATATCGTGCATCAGGCGATCCACGGGATAGCCGTCCAGCACATCGTCCGGGCCGAACTGATTGCCGAACAGCAGGCAGAACCAGCGGATCATCACGTCCATCGCGTCGGTGACGCTGATCTGCTGCTCCTGGGGAATTTCTTCACCCTTGACCGCAGCGTTGGACAGCGCCACGATTTTGGCGTACATTTTTGCTGCGGGTTCCATCTCTCGCAGAGCGCGCCCGGAGATGAAATCCACCGCGTATTTCTTATCCTTGAGAGTACAGGTGATCATGACCAGAACCTCCTATATAATTATGAAGGGATCCCCGCACAGCGCTGTGCTGTGCGGAGAGATAAAAAAGACAGATCAGCCGCCCGTCGCAAAGACCGGTTCGTACACGCTCTGCAGGAAGGTCGCGCCCTTCGCCGCGGTAAAGCCGTTTTCGTCCTCATCCGCAACCGCCTGATACTGGTTATCATGGGTGCGGCGAATGGCCGTCCATTCGACTTCGCCGGTCTGGCGGGTGATGGACTTGCCTTCCTTCGTGGCGTAATTCTCAGTTACGGGCTTGGCGCGGACTTTGTAAAGCCAGATATAACGGAACTTGTGATTCGCCTTCTCGCTCTTGAAGCCCACCGCGAAATAGGGCGGCTTGTCGGTGGAAGATCGAATCAGCACGCCGTTGTCGTCAATCTTGTTGGCGAAGATCATCTCCTGAATGATCAGCGGAAGATCAGCCATTTTTGTTTTAAACGACAGCTCGGGGTCGGGATACAGAACATCAAATTCCGCGTCATCCGCGTATTGAACGTCCGGATCGGCGTTCTGAGGCGTGATGGACGCCTCGATGGCGCCGGCAACCAGCTGAAGATCGCCGTAGGTCAGTGTCTCCTCAGTATCCACCGTAAGCGGCGCAATGACCATATTTTTAAGGCCCACCGTAGAGCTTACGGCAGGCGAAGCAGTGGGATTGGGCATGGGATTGTCCTCCTCATTTTTATTTCATCAGTTCATCCTTGAGAATGTTCTTCATGATCTGATACGCCTCGTCCTTTCGCACGTCAAAGGCTGGGCGCACAAAGGGATGCGCCGGAGCGGGCGCAGGGCCGCCATGGCCTTTCTCGACTGGATTGGCATAGTACGCTCCCTTTTCGGAATGCTTCACGCCGATGGTGATGTACTTGCCACCGCTGAGGGATTTGCGGACACTGTGGGTGCGAATGGAATCGTGCAGCGCGCCGGTGATAATTTGGGGATCGGACGAGGCGTTGTGGAGCATCTGTTCCTCAATGGGCTTCGCGCCTTCCTGCAGCGCGCGGTTCACGCCCGCGCCGAACTCCAGATTGGACGCCATGTTGGTCAGGTCGTCCTTCAGGTTATCAAAGCCCTGCAGTTCCATTGGCATGGTCATTTCCTCCCAGCGGAGCCTCCTGCCAGTAGACCCAGGTCCACTGCACGGTGTAAGTGCGCGTGGCCGGGTCGTAGGCGGGCTGATTGTAGCCCTTGTCGCTCTCTTCCAGCATCCAGAAATCCGCATCGTACATGGCCAGACGGATGCGATTCGCCATATCGGTGGGGTCGATATCGCTCCACAGATTCAGATAGATGTAAGTGCGATATCCCGCAGGACGATCGTCCTGAAAGGCCGTTTCCGTAGTGGTGCTGGAATAGACCACGTATTGCAGCGGCGGATTCTGGTTTTCGGACGTGGCGCGCCAGATACCGGCGATAACGGGAATACCGATGTCTTTGAGCGCTTCCTGTACCTGACGCATTAGCCACTCACTCCCTTGGCAATGGACGCCTTCAAGCCGAGATAGGTTCTCTTGAACGAATACTCGCCCAGCGTGGAAATGATCCACTTCTCATCCTGAAATTTCACCCACATGCCGGGCTTCACGTCCCTGCGATAGCGGATAGTGAAGTTGATGACCTGCTCGGTATTCATTACGTCCGCAGCCCTATAATGCTGATTGCCCGCGTCGACGGCGGACGCCCATACGCGGCAGAGCACCACGTCCTTCGGCTCGGGATAGCCGTTTTCATTGATCCTATTCTCGGTATAACCGATCTCCACCAGATGGCACAGATCCCCGGGATGGGGCGTGCCTTCAAAGTTTTTATAACCGCGCATGAGCCGTCACCTCCTTTGCAAAAGTACAACATATTCACACATTCCACAGATTTATCCACAACATGATGTGGTTCGTTCTGTCAGAACATTTTCTCAGGATCGCGATAGGGATACAACAGGCTGTCAAACGCCATGCGCATGGCCTTGTAGGTGGTCATGTCGGGAATATCCCGATTCTCATAGTAGAAACCCACCATGAGCAGAACCGCCAGCCGCACAGGCTCGGGCGCGGGATCGGAAAACTGCGTCCGGCAGTAATCCTCCGCCGCAGCCTGCGCCTGTGCGATCAGGCCGGTCAGATAGGCGTCCTCCTCGTCGTGCTGGATACGGAGATGGGTTTTGACCTCATCCACGGTAACGATCATTGACGCCGCCTCACTTGCTGCTGACCATCAAACCGCAGCTGCGCAGCGCCGCCAGCAGGGCATTATAGTCGTCCTTCAGTGCTGCAATGGTAGTCGCTTCACTGTCGGGCACATATGCGATCTGGTCAAAGGGCAGTGAAGGCGTAAACAGATCGTCGCCGCCCTCAATGGTCGCGCCGGGCAGGAAGGTGAGCTTTCCTCCAATGACCAGCTCGTTGCCTCC